GCGTCAGGCAGAATTGGAGGCTCAAAGACAGGCAGAATTGGAGGCTCAAAGACAGGCAGAGCTAGAGGCACAACGTCAAGCAGAAATACTGGCACAACAAGAAGCGGAACGTATTGCACAGGAACAGGCGGCACAAGAAGCCGCTGCTCAACAAGCTGCCGCTCAGTTAGCAGCAGAACAACTGGCTGCACAAGAAGCCGCTGCTCAAGCGGAAGCACAACGTCTGGCGGAAGAAGAGGCTGCTAGAATCGCAGCAGAGCAAGCTGCACAAGCAGAGGCTCAACGAATCGCGGACGAAGCTGCTGCCGAGGCAGAAAGAGTTCGACTAGCGCAAATAGCGGAAGCCGAAAGACTCGCAGAAGAACAAAGACTTGCAGAATTAGCAGCGCAAGAGGCTGCTCGACAAGAAGCTGAAAGACTTGCTGCCGAGGAACTGGCAGCGCAAGAGGCTGCTGCACAGGCTGCTGCGTTAGCTGAACAGGAAGCAGAACGAATAAGACAGGAAGAGATAGCCGCTGCACTGGCACAACAAGAAGCCGCTGAAGCCGCTGAAAGAGAAAAAGTGCTGGCTGAAATTGCAGAGCGTCAGCGTCTGGAAGACGAAGCCGCTGCACTAGCCGAGCAGGAAGCATTGGCCGCTGCACAGGCAGAAGCCGCGGCTGCGGAGCAACTCGCCGCTGAACAACTGGCAGCACAGCAGGCAGCCGATTTAGCGGCACAGCAGAATCTCGAACAACAGGCGTTAGCTGCCGAACAGTTGGCGGCACAACAGGCCGCAGAACAATCCGCACTGGAGGCCGAGATAGCCGCAACCCCAGACCCTGATTCGGTATACACGCCCCCGACGCAAACAGAAATAGATCAGGCTGCTACGGTTGCTCAAACAGAAGCGGGTGATTTATTTACGACGCCGACGGATACTGGTGAAGTGATTGACCGGGGTCGCTTCGGAACCGTGGACCCCGTTGCGACCACGACTGCCGACACGACCCAAGCAGATCCTGCTCCGCAACAAAACACTCCGGCTGTCATCACACAAGCTAGCGATGGTTCTTTCCATCCAAACCCTGCAGCGGCAGCAGCGTATGAACAACAACTGGCAGCGCAACAGGCAGCGCGTTCCTCTGGATTGGAATCGTTACTCATTAGACCTGATTTCGATGTCAGCGGAGCAATATCCGACTTTACTTCGGGATACGATAGCAGTAGAGACAAAACATTCCGTCGCACCTTTTATCCGTTCCAAGAATTGACCGATGAGCAAAAAGAAAACGCATACATAGCAGAAGTCTTCAAACCGGTTGCTGATGTAAGTCGATTCCGGCCTGCGTTGACGTTTGGTGAGACTACAGGTACGACAACAGGCACCACCGGCACAGATACCTCTGGCGTTCCGACCGGAAACGTGAACACAGGAGCCGCAGCGTCTGCTCCCGGCCAATATGGTTTGGCGATGAATGAAATGTACCAATGTCCTCCCGGTTATGTGTTAGCGTTCGAAAATGGCAGGGCGACTTGCAAAAGCACAAAAACGGCAGGAGGACCTGGTGGTCGTAAAGACGTTCCCCCGGAAGTAGTAGAATTATCGGAGACAGGCTAGATGGCAAACGGCGACACACCCCAAGTATCTCTGATGGACCGCGAGGGCGGTACACTGTCAGACGAAGACATAGAAGCGGTCGAGGTAGAAGCTTTACCGAATGAGATGTCACGAGTCACGGACATTGAAGGCATTGAAATCATTCAAGAAGACGATGGTGGCGTCTCGGTAGACTTTGATCCCATGCGTAGCAGGGACCGTGAAGACGATTTTTATGACAATCTGGCGGAGTTTTTGCCGGATTCTGTGCTGGCACAGGTATCAAACGAGCTTACTGACCAGTATCGGTCAAACAAAGCATCCCGACAGGATTGGGAAGACGCGTATTCCAAGGGCCTTGAACTGCTTGGCTTCAACTATGAAGAGCGAACAGAGCCTTTTCGGGGTGCGACCGGTGTAACACACCCGCTTTTGGCAGAAGCAGCGGTTCAGTTTCAAGCGCAGGCGTTCAACGAACTGCTACCAGCGGACGGTCCTGTACGCACCACGGTTCTCGGAACACAGACCAGAGCAAAAACAGAGCAGGCATCTCGTGTTCAAGGGTTTATGAACTACTACATCACCAATGTGATGGAGGAGTACACCCCAGAATTTGACCAAATGCTGTTTTATTTGCCGTTGGCAGGCTCTACTTTCAAAAAAGTGTACTTTGATGATGCACTTGGTAGGCCTGTTTCTAAATTTATACCAGCAGAACACCTTGTTGTGCCGTATGAAAGCAACGATTTAGAGACTTGTCCGAACATTACACACACTGTTCGCATGTCTTTGAACGATTTACGCAAGCAACAGGTCAGTGGATTCTATCGTGACATTACTGTTTTGCCCTCTCAGTCAGAAAGCACGTCTGTTTCAGACGAAATTGACTACATTGACGGCACAAAATCCACTGGAATCGACTATGACTGTACCTTGTTGGAGTGTCATGTCGATTTAGACCTCGAGGGGTACGAAGATACGGACAATGACGGCGAACCAACGGGCATAAAGATCCCGTATATCGTCACAATCAGCGAAGACAACGGAAAAGTGCTGTCGATTCGTAGAAATTACCGCGAAAACGACCCGATGAAGGCAAAAATTGCCTATTTTGTGCATTACAAGTTCCTTCCGGGCTTCGGATTCTACGGAATGGGCCTCATTCACACAATTGGTGGCTTGTCAAGGACCGCGACGGCGGCTTTGAGGCAACTTATTGACGCTGGAACGCTTTCGAACTTGCCAGCAGGCTTCAAAGCGCGTGGTTTGCGGATTAGGGACGATGATGACCCGCTACAGCCGGGTGAATTTAGAGATGTGGACGCTCCTGGGGGTCAAATACGTGATTCTTTGATGCCTTTGCCCTTCAAAGGGCCAGATGGCACGTTATTTCAGCTTTTGGGCTTTGTAGTCAACGCGGCACAGCGGTTTGCCACCATTACCGACATGAAAGTGGGTGACGGCAATCAAGGCGCGGCTGTTGGAACGACAATTGCGATGATCGAGCAGGGTGCGCGGGTGATGAGCGCAATACATAAGCGTCTTCACTATGCGATGAAAATTGAGTTTCAGATTCTTTCGAGGGTGATGTCGGAGAGTTTACCCCCGGTTTATCCGTATGAGGTACCGGGGGCGGACGCGGCGGTCAAAGCAGAAGATTTTGACCAGCGTGTGGACGTTATGCCGGTCTCTGACCCAAATATCTTTTCCCAGAGCCAACGTATAGCCATAGCGCAAACAGAGCTTCAGATGGCAATGCAGGCCCCAGAAATACACAATATACCCGAGGTCTATCGTCGAGTGTATGACGCGCTGGGTGTGAAGAATGTAGATCAGATACTGAAGGCAGACACGCCGGACGAGGTAGTGCCAAAGGACCCTGCACGGGAAAATATGGACGCTTTAGAAAACGTGCCGCTCCAAGCCTTCAAAGGGCAGGACCATATGGCACATATTCAGTCCCATTTACTGTTTGTGACAGGCGGAATCGCGGCATCTTTGCCGCCGATAGCCTTGGCGATACAAAAACACATATTGAACCACGTGCAACTGATGGCCGAAGAACAGGCAGAACAGGCTTTTGCCCAGCAAAACCCAAACGTTTCGTTGGTGGATCAGGCAAACAACGCACCTTTTCAAGCTTTGGTAGCGCAGTTTGTAGCCCAAACCATGCAGCAGGTGGTGGCGTTGGGACAACAAATACAAACCGCAGGGCAACCGCAAGAACAACAAGGCCCAGATCCGTTGATTGGACTAAAACAACAAGAGCTTCAGCTACGGGCACAGCAGGAACAGAACGACGTGGTGAGAGAACAGGCAGAGCTAGAGCTAGAAAGACAAAAACTAGCGCAACGTGAAGCCAACTTCCAGCAGCGTCTGGCAAGCCAAGAGGCACAAACGCAGGCTCGTATTGATGCGGGTCTGGAAAGAGAACTTTTGAAACAGAGAGGTAACTAATGGCGACAGTAAAAGTAAACGGTATTCCACCCAAAGAGCCGCCAGCAGCGGTTAATTACGCTGATATCCAAGGTCAGGGTAGAATTCCCTACAAAACAATAGCGGAAGAAACCACACCTAACACGCAGTTTGCGAAGATTACCCGTGGTAAGAAGCGAGGTATGGGCGCAGCAGAGCGTGGCGGAGACTTTACGATAGCGTAAAGCAGGGGTTTTGTTTGTCGTTTGACTGCGATAGTATCGGATACAGTCGGACAATAAACGATAAGGATGACTATTGAACGAACTTGACGTGGTACAGTTTGTACAAAAAACACTGAAAGGTCGCAAAGCCCAAATTCAAGAACTCATGGCTGAAGGCGGGATCAAAGATATGGAACATTACAGAGAGTGCATGGGTGAGATCAGAGCGTGTGATTACGTTCTGGTTGAACTTTCTGAAATGCTTGAAAAACAGGAACAAAGAAATGCCTGATACGAATAAAGCAGAGGACTTGTCCGAATGCTATGTCGCAGAAGAGGATCGGGTGCTAGACCCGACACTCGCCAGTAAAGAAATAATCGACAGACTGCCCCAGCCTACAGGATGGCGTGTTCTGATCGCACCTTTTAACCCTCCGAAGAAGTCCAAAGGCGGCATCTTACTGAACCAAAAAACACTTGAGGAAGACGCAATCCAAACAAACGTGGGTTATGTGCTTCGTATGGGACCATTGGCTTACGCCGACAAAGAGCGATATCCAACGGGACCGTGGTGTGAAGAGAAACAA